AGAATTTTGCCGTGTGTGCACCAGATCCTAACGCCGGAAGAAGAGAGGCCGCTAGACAAGAAAACAAAAAGCGGATACTAAAATACTACTCTGACGGTATCAAACAATGGAATAAAGAGGTTGACTTCAAGGATAATATAAACAATATTCTTGGACTAGGAGCATCTCGCTCTCAATCTGACTTTACTGCCTTCGCTCTAAGTGAGCAAGGTAAAGGTCTACTAGACAAACAACAAGCAGCACAGAAGTATTATGCTCAGGCAGCTGTAAATGAAGGTGGTAGATCAAGAGCTTTTGGAAGAAGACAAAAAGCAGAGTTTTATAATAAGCTAGCTGAAGTTGACAGAAAGCAGTATGCTATGGCAACTGTTGGAGAAGCAAAAGCTCAGACTAAAATAACAAGAGGTTTATCAGAGCAACTACGTAGTAATCGTACACAACTTGGATTCGATCCACAGTTTGGGCCACCTACTATGTTACCACCAAAAGACAGAGCTGGTCAGCTTATGAACAGTATAAGCTTTGGTATGAGTGTTGTATCACCATTTTTACCTAGTTGTGATGTAAGACTTAAAGAAGATATTAAAAAGATAGGTACATCTATCCAAGGTTATGACATATATAAATTTAAGTATATAGATGAAAACACTGAATATATAGGAGTCATGGCACAAGATGTTATGGAAAGAAAACCAGAAGCTGTTAAAAAACTACCTAGTGGTTACTATGGTGTTGACTATAGTCAGCTGGATGTTGAGTTTAGGGAGGTTGCTTAATGGAGTTTGAACAGTTTAGTTTCAACCATTCTGACAGCAACTTTGCAGAAGTCAGCTATGATGGTTCTAAAGTAGCAAACCAAGCTCTAGCAGAAACAGACAAGATATACGCAGCTGCATACGAAAGAGCAAAACAAAACGCTCTTGCAGATGCAGAGACTAGATCTCGTAACTTTCAAAAGTTTGGTAAGCTTATCGGTCAAGGTGTCGAGTTTAAGAAAAAGCTAGACGCTTGGAATGATACTAAGTCGTTAAGAGAAAATCAGAGAGAAGGTACATATGAAGGTAAAGATGGTAAGATCTATGATACCAACACTGGTGAACTTGTACCGGGTCAAGATGATAAGGCAGCTAAAGACAATATAGCTGCTGAAAAAGAACTTAGTAAACAAGTAAATCAAAATAAAGTTGAAGCTGAGAGTCTAGCTGCACAAGAAGTAGATGCAAACAATAAGTCTCCAGAGAGTAAGGATCAGGCCGCTGAAACTTTAGATACTCTTACTATTAGAAATATACCTACATATGATGAGAACTCAGCTGCTACTGCTAAGAAGGCTGTAAACTGGACTAGCAACTTTGTAAGTATGAATATTAACACCGGAGTTAGTAATGCTGCGGTTCCGGGTGCTAACGGTAGAAGCTATAACCAGATGATGGCTGATGGCGATACAGGGTTAGCTGAAGAAGCTTTATTCTTTTGGGGTCGTAGTGGCTTGATGCAATCAGGTGCTATGGGCACTCTAAAAGGTAGACACAAGAATAAAATGCTTGATGATCTACGTAAAAACATCAACGGTATCAGCACTAAAGGTCTAAATCGTAAGATAGAAGAAGAGCTAAAGTTAGGTGAAGTAAAAGAGATACTTAACTTATCTGACATGTTGGTTAACAATCCAGAAATGGCATCAGAGTATTTATTTGGTACTCCCGATGATCCTAACTCTGGACTACTTACAAGGCTAGCACATGGAGCTCCGGGTGGTAAGAAGGATATGAACTTTGCATATGCTAAATTAGGCGACAGACTTGACAAAGCATTTGAACAAGGTTACATAGGCACTACAGAGCTACAGCTAATTAGAGATACATACTTTACTCAAAGAGGCACAGAGGGTAAGGTCAAAACAAATCTAGCTGGTGTTAATACTCCGGGTGCTACACTTTTAGATAATAAACTTGGAGAACTCATTATGAGATCTCAAAAGAAAGATATTGAAAAACAAGAGCTAGAGATTACTAACAAAGCTAATACTGCTGTTAACTCAGCTATCGAAGGTTATAAGAATCTACCAGATGATGTTGTCTTGACTCGAGACATGGTTACAAAAGATTTACACAAAATAGCCAAAGATCTACAGTTACCTGTTACAGATCCAAAGCTAAAGAAACTTGCTGACTACTATGTCCCCGGTGACTACGATGATGAAGAAGAAGCTAGATTTCTACTGCTTGACGCAGCTGATGGTAAAATTGACTCTGGTGATTTAGCTGGTAGACTTGCTGCTATACAAGATGGTGGTATCAGAAAAAGAGTTAAGAAGGAAGCTGAAGACTTAATTAATGGATTTGTACCTAGTTCAGAAAATCTAGGAAATGCAAGAAAAATGTTTAATGCCTTAGTAAATACGAGAACTGACTCAAAAGGTAATGTTATTGTACAAGATCCAGACCAAGCTTCTCTTAAAAATATAGAAACCATGAATAATATGGAGCTAGCTTATCAAGAAGAATATAGACTAGCTTTTGTTGCCACAAATGACTCTGGTAAAGCTCATCGATCAGCTCTAGCTAAAATAAAGGCAAACTATGCAGATCCTAAGCAAAAAATAAAAACTATAAATAAATTAACTGGTAAAGAAGAAGAATCTGGGCCATACGATGTGTACCCACCTCCCGGTAAACCCGAAGATGATCCTCAAAGATACTTACTACAGGACAAGCTCATTGATCGTCTAAACAAGGATGATGAAGAGTACAGCAATACACTTGGTAGTGACATGTATCTACCCGGTGAAGAGACAGCTTTACCTCTAGGTGTTAGAGCTTTGAAAAAACAAAATGGACAGATACCTGAGTTCTATCTAAATTTATCTAGAAAGACTGGTATACATCCATTGAAGTTAATGAAGCAAAGAATAGAAGCACTTGGTATTGATGTCAAAACAGTTGATCCTGACAATATTTATTTTGTTAAGTTTCCAGACGACGGCATGTCAGAGAGTGACCAAAAAAGATTAAATAAATTTCCTACTCCATCAAATCTTCTTCAGATAATGAGCGCAGAGATATACAGTGGTGATAACATGAATATCTTTAAAGATCAGATGACTGCAAAAGGTGCAGACCATGACACATTTAGAGATCGAACTGGTAGAAGTTACAGCGACACATTTAACATACAGACTAAATCTATGACAGAGGTTGGTGAGTTATTTACAAGCAAAGGTAACAGGTCTGGTATACTTACCGGAGCTGGTATACAGATTGGTAAATATAAATGGAACAAGTCAACATTTAACAAAGCTTTACAAAGATCAGGTTTACCAGCTGATGCACCATTCAATGCTAAAAATCAAGAGTTACTACTTAGAGCTCATCAAAACGAAATACTGTATGGTGACAACCAGTTAGGCAGTATGACCAGTTTTACAGGTGGTGCTACATACGAATCTATCGAACCAGTCAATATAGATTTCGACGATACTGAGTTTGATGGTTTAGGGTACGACTCATTCTCTATGCCAAACTCAATATCCAGAGGATTAATGAACACTTATTATCTAACTGAAATAGACTAATGCCTATATACGAAGAAGAAAACAAAGACAAAGACTTGTTTGACCAAGCCACTGAGGCTCTCAAAGGTAATGTTGAACAGGAAGAACAAATACAGGAACAGGCTATTGAAGAAGAGAAGGCTATCCAAAACGAAGCTGAAGAGTTAACAGATCCTCGTGGAGAAGGTAGCTGGGGTTTCAAGGCTGTAGCAAAAGAGTTACAGTCTGCCTTAACTGGTGGTGTTCAAGATACAGCTACGTCTGTAGCTACATTTGCTGAAAGAACAGCAGATGCTCTATCTGGCGAAATGCAAGAAGAGCGTCAAGAAAAAGGATACTACGAACCAGAGTGGGATCCGTTCAAATCTTACTCTAATCCTATTGTCACAAAGACATGGTGGGGTAAGATGTTAAGAGGCACAGTACACTTTGGTACTATGGCTGGTGCAACAGTGCTAGCAGCAAAAGGTGCGGTCGCAGCTGGTGCTCCTCTAGGTATTGCAGCCGGTGCAAAAGCTTTACTAGGAGCACCTAGTCTTGTACGTGCAGCTGGTATTGGTGCTATATCTGACCTAGTATCTAAAGAATCTGATGCAGAAAACGCATTAGGTATGATGCGAGATCACTATGGTTGGATTGATACACCTCTTAGCACAAAAGAGACTGACCATCCTATTATGATGAAGATGAAAAACATTGTAGAAGGTATGGGTATAGGTCTTATCTTTGATGGAGCTGCTATGGCTCTTGGTAGGGGTAAGCAATCAGTGCAAAAGATGATCGAATCTAGAGGTAAAAGTGTCGATGAACAAACACTAGCTAAAGGATTACAAGAACTACGCGAAGGTGAGTCTGGCTTTAGAGCTGCTAAAAACAAACCTATGGCTGGTACACATCAGGGTGCAACTTTATCACAGGATGACCCATTTATTGTATGGGAAAACCAAAAGAAAATAAAGAATGACTGGGGTTCTGAAGAAGGAGCAGCTGGTAATGTTATAACACCAGTACAAAGAGAGCGTGCTGCTAAAAACTCAGGTCTTAGTGAAGAGGTTGTTGATGAAGTATTACGTAAACTATATAGTAATAACAAGTATGACCAGCTTATTAGAGAAGCAAAAGAAAACAGACAGACGCTTGTAGAAGCATTTGGTGATTCTATAGCTGCACACCAACGTATCACAGCTGGTAGAAATGCTGCTGATATGTCCCCAGAAGAATATCTAGAAGAGATACTAAGAAATACCGACGCATATTCTATAACAGATATAGACGGTAATCTTATAGATAGTGTAGAAACTATTACAAGTAAGTATGTAGTTGTCGCTGACATGGTTGTTGGTACATTGCTACAACAGGTACGTGACTTAGGTATTGCTGGTAGAGAAATAAAAGATTTTGTAAATCTAGCTGACACTGATGGCCCATTAGAAGCTATACGTGATACCATGTTTATGGCACTAACAGAAGCTAAACGTGCTAGAATAATTAAGTCACAAAACTTTAGAGAACTAGGTGCAGGCAAACGTGCTTATCTAGAAAAAACGTTGACACAAGAAATGGCTGACACACGTGAGTCAATACAGGCTATACTAGATATATCAGTCGAAACAGATCCAAATGGCGAAATGCTTATGGCATTGTTTGAAGCTTTTTCATCTATGAAGACTGTAAATAATCTAGATGACTTTGACCAGTGGGCTCGTAAAATGATACGAGGTGGTGAGATCGAAGGTAAACAGCAGACAGGTGCTCTTGTCAGAGAACTACAAGGTGTTATGACACACAGTATATTATCTGGCCCTAAAACACCAGCTAGAGCTATCATCGGTACAGCTACACATACATTCTTACGTCCTATGGCTACAACTCTAGGTGCTGCATTGTCACTACCATTTACCAAAGACGTACGTGGTTTACGTGCAGGGTTAGCATCCATGAACGCTATGATGGAAGCTATACCAGAATCATTTGAGTTGTTTAAATCAAGGCTCAACTCTTACTGGACAGGAGATATATCAACTGTTAAGACTAGATTCTCTGAGTATACAGCTGGAGATCAAAACTGGGAAGTGTTACGTAGATGGGCAGAGAATAGTGGTCGTGCTACACCCGGCGACAAGGCTGCATTTCGTATGGCTAATATGGCACGTACATTAAATGATAAGAGTTTCTTAGGATACTCTACAAAGATCATGGCTGCTACTGATGATGCGTTTGCATATATACTAGGTAGAGCTAAGATGCGTGAAAAAGCATTACTATCTGCATTTGATGTAAAAGATGCTGGTAAGTTAACTTCATATACTGAGATTGATGCTCCTCTTGTAAAAAACTACGAAGACTATTTTTATCGTGAGATATTTGACGCAGATGGTAATATAGTTGACGAAGCTACAAAGTTTGCACGTAAAGAAGTAACACTAACTCAAGACCTTAGTGGTTTTTCTAGAAACCTAAACGCAGTGTTTCAACAGAATCCTTGGGCTAGACCTTTCTTTTTATTTGCACGTACAGGTGTAAACGGTTTAAAACTTACAGCTAAATTTACACCCGGTTTTAACTTCTTAGTCAAAGAGTTTAACGATATAGCATTTGCAAAACCAACAGCAGAAGCCTTTGCAGAGCTTGGGCCGAAGTTTGGTATAACTAATGCTAGAGAACTTGCTAATGCTAAAGCACTACAACGTGGCCGATTGGCGATGGGATCTGCTCTAGTATTTATGGCTGCACAGAAATGGATGTCAGGAGAGCTGACAGGTAACGGCCCAATAGATAGACAAAAGCGTAATGTTTGGATGGATGCAGGCTACAAACCTAGAACTATAAAAATAGGCGAGGTACAAGTAGGCTACGATTCATTTGAACCTTTTAACCAAGTCATGTCTATGATAGCTGATATAGGTGATGCTAGTTTACTTATGGGTGAAGAGTGGACAAAAGATAATCTACTCAAGGTATCTCTACTACTAGCTCAAGGTGTAACAAGTAAATCTTATCTTGCTGGCTTACAATCGTTTGTAGACTTGTTTGGTGCAAAACCCGGACAGCCTGCAAGAATAGCAGCTAACTTGATGAATAACACCATACCTTTGGGTGGTCTACGTAACGAGCTTGGTAAACTATTTACACCATACATGAGAGAACTAAACTCAGGTTTGATTGACTCTCTTAGAAACAGAAACCTATACGCAGAAGGCTTACCCGGCGAGGACTTACCAATCAAGTATGATATACTTAATGGTCAGCCAGTCAAGCCATATGACTTTATGACTAGAGCATTTAACATGTTTAGTCCTATACAGTTCAACCTAAGCCAAAGTCCCGGTAGAACGCTACTATTTAATAGTGGCTATGACATGAGATTGTCAGTTCTATACTCTCCAGAGGGTGACAACCTAACAGATGAGCCTAGACTTAGATCTGCATTTCAGAAAGCTATTGGAGATCAGAACCTAGAAGTTAGACTAAACAGGCTTGCAGACGATCCTAAGATACAAGAGTCTATTGCAGAAATGAACAGACTAATTTCTACAGGTCAGAGAACCGAGTACGAGGTTATGGACTTCTATCATAACAAACAGATAGATGCTATATTCCAAGCTGCTAGAAAATTAGCATGGCAACAAGTTAGTGCAGAACAACCAAAGGTAGCTGAGATAAAAGAAGAAGAGAGAGCAAAGAAAGCAAAACGACTAACTAAAACTAAAGAAACATTCCAATCCGAGATTAAAGTTCTACAATCAATTTATAAATAATGGCAACAACATTCATAGATTATAACGGGGATGGGAACGCTACTAAGTCGTTTTCTTTCCCTTCTATAAAAGAGGCTGATGTAAAAGTAGACGTAGATGGTGTACTTTACGAGAACCGTGGTATTACTGGAGCAAGCTCTGGTACAACAACTTTTACAATAACCAGCTATACAACAACTGGCGGTGGAAATATAGTATTTGACACAGCTCCAACAAGTCCAGCTTCTATACGTGTCTTTCGTGATACGGATGTAGATAGTGCAAAGGCTACATATACAGCAGGGTCATCAGTCAAAGCAGTTGACCTTAACGCCAACCAAGAGCAGTTATTGTTTGCTGCACAAGAAGAACAAAATCAAACAATACTAACAACCGATATAAAAGATGGTGCTATAACAAGTGCTAAAATATTAGATGGTGCTGTTACATCAGCCAAGTTTGGAAACGACTCAGTCACAACAACAAAAATAGCTGACAACGCTGTAACAATGGCAAAACTAGGTAGTGGTGCATTACCTACAGACATCACAGTTGCTAGTGCCAACATTACCGATCTTACAGTTGCTACAGCTGATATTGCAGCAGACGCAGTTACAGGAGCAAAGATAGCCGATGACTCTATTAATTCAGAGCACTATGTTGATGGTTCTATTGATACTGCTCATATAGCAGACAGTCAAGTTACCGCAGCAAAAATAGCTAACACAACTATTACAGATGGTAAGTTAGCATCTAACTCTGTTACAACATCTAAAATTACAGATGCAAACGTAACAACAGCTAAGATAGCTGACAGTAACATAACACTTGCAAAACTAGCTAGTGATCTAAAACAAACTACAGTTACAGACGACGATACTAAGCTACCAACTTCTGGTGCTATCGTAGATTATGTGGCTGCACAGCTAGAACCATTTGGTGGTTTTGAAGCTATAGCTAACGAAGTATCATTTCCAAACACACAGCCAGTATCTGGTGTTGCTATCTCTATAGCAGACGCAGCTGGCATAGTTGTAAATAACAGTGGTACAAGTACAACAGGTAGAACTGTAGGTGGCACAACTGTTACAATAAACAATATACCTTCTAACTTTCATAGCTCTACTGTAGCTACAGGCGTACGTTTTATTGTAACGTCAACTGGCTCTGGTCAGATATATAACTACCATAAAGCTACACTTGCAGAAAGTGACCTTGTAGGTCTTAGTGGACAGATAAATGATTTCTCAGAAAGATATAGAGTTGGTTCGTCGAACCCTACAAGTAATAACGACGCTGGTGATTTATTCTATAATACTAGCTCAAATAAATTACTCGTCTATAATACAGCAACTGGTGCGTTTGAAGAAACACAGTCAGTCGGACAATACTTTATAAACACATTATCTAGTTCATCAGGAACTGGTGGAGGCAGTGCAACATTCAATGGATCAGCTTATAGATTTACACTTAGTAATGCAGGGGCTGTTGCCGAGCAACATATTGTTAGCATCAATGGAGTCATTCAGAAACCTAATAGCGGAACCAGCCAACCCAGCGAAGGCTTTGCTATTGACGGCGGGGACATTATATTTTCTGCCGCTCCTTCTAGTGGTGCTGATTTCTTCATCATCACGATCGGGTCAACAGTAAACCTAAACACTCCTAGTGCAGGGACAGTTACATCAACAACTATCGCATCTGGTGCAGTAACAACAGCAAAGATTGCAGATGATGCAGTTGGTGCAGATCAGCTTGCTAACACGTCTGTAACAGCTGGTAATTATGGTTCAGCTTCAGCTATACCAGTTATTACTGTAGACGCTCAGGGACGGATTACAGCAGCAAGCACAGCAGCAACTAGCTCTGATTTAGTATCAGATACAACTCCACAGTTAGGTGGTGACTTAGATTGTAATGGTAATAATATTGCTGTAGACGATTCTAATACAATAAGTTTTGGAAATAATACTGACTTACAAATTTATCACGATGGTAGCTCAACTAACGTTATTAAAAATGCTGTTACTGGCAGAAACTTAAATATAATGTCAGCTAATAATGGTACAATAGCACTTTTTAAAGATAATGATGCTGTTGAACTATATAATGCTGGTAATAAAAAGTTTGAGACTACAAGTAATGGTGTTACCGTAACAGGTACAGTAGCTGCAACATCCTATACAGGTGACGGTAGCAGTCTTACAGGTGTAGCATCAACAGTAGCTGACGGATGTATCTATGAAAACTCACAGACTATATCTAACAACTACACAATAACCACAAACAAGAACGCTATGAGTGCAGGGCCGATCACGGTAGCAAGTGGTGCAACATTAACAATACCTTCGGGTAGTACATATACAATAGTTTAATATGGCAATACAAATAAATGGTAATGGTACTATCACAGGTATCTCTGTTGGTGGTTTACCGAACGGTATAGTAGATACCGATATGCTAGCAAACAATGCGGTAACAGATGCTAAATCTTCAATAACAACTGGTAAAAT